GGTGCGTCTATTACAACGACACCACGGTCGCTTCGACTTCGAACCTCATCCTCGTTCAGTTCGGTGGAACGAACCTCCCGCTGACGGTGGGCTCCGGTTCTCCGACTGTGAACGCTACGGTCGACACCACCGGCGTCGGCACCATCTAACGATCCACCACCGAGAGGCTTTTCAACGATGCTCAAGCTCAAGTTCTATTCCGAGGGGTATGTCGAAGTCCTGGACGTCGAGTCGCCGCGCCCGCTCCTGTTTGAGGATTCTCATCAGGTCCGCAAGTTCATGTTCCGGGGTCAGGTGTTCTGGTGTCCGAAGGAAAAGCGATACGGTCGAATCGTCGATGGTGTTGCGTCCTGGTGTGGAGGCGACGAGGTACCGGCGGCGTCGGTCGCGGTCCTCAGCGAGCTCACAGCGGTTCCGAACCTCGATGACGTTGAGGAGCTGGTACTCCTCGTCCGAGTGGCGGACGCTGGAGAGGGGCAGCTCGCGGCCGAGATGCTGAGTGGCGAGCCCGCTGACCTTTCGAAGGAGTTTGGCAACCTTCGCTCGGTGGTGTTCTGAGGTTTGCATGAAGGCGATCAACGTCATTCTTCGATGTGCTGCAGAACGACGCGAAGGTCGTTCTGAGCAGATCGCCGGCATCATCGCCGACGTTGCCGGTCGACACGGCGCGGAGGGATCTCTCCACGTGACGGACGACACTGAGCAGTTCCTCATCAGTGCCGACTTGGTCGGGTTCTCCCGCGAGGAATCGAGCGTCATTCGCGCGGAGTTACGAACGTCGCTCGGAGAATTGCTGGCATAGATGCCGACTCAGACGACGTGCGTCGATTGCGGTCATGCGTACCTGATGAAGCGCGGTGCCGCCGATTCGAACGCGAGCTTTAACTCTGGAGCTTCCACGTCGTGGTTCGCATGTCGCATCACCGATTGGGTGTCGAACAGCGCGAGTGGTTACCTCAACGTGTGTGCGGCGAACGTCGAAAACGGAGCGTCTGGATCTCAGTCCGGCTACGTCCAGATCTATTATGAAGTCGTCTCGGACGAGATTCGCTGTTACGTGGGCGAGGGATGGACGACGCAGGATTTCCTCATCAGGTCCGGCGCGTCGTCTGAGTGGTTCCGCGTCGCCATCGCATGCGCGGGCAGTCTCACCGACCCGGTGATCCTGCGCTACATCTTCGAGGACCAGTCGAGCGTGACCAGTGTCACCGTGTCCGACGTATCGGGGAACCCGAACAAGGGCGGACAGCTTCGCCAGTACATCGTCGGCGGTGCGAACTTCGGGTCGGATGAGGAAAGTTACAACCTCAGAACCGCGCAGGCAGGTGTGTTGGCCGTCGCATTCAGCGAAACCGACACGCTCGATCAGCGCAATTCCGAGACGCCGATCTACACCGGGTCGAGCATGATGAGTTGGTACGACTTCAGTGACCGAGGTAACAACCCATGGAACGACGTGGGCGCGACCTACGGCGCTGCGGGTACCTTCGATTTACAGGAGTTTGATTCGTTGGAAGGGTCAACCGTCAGCGACTATCCTGGCGCCTGGGATACTGCGCCGACCGTGCCTGTGCTCAGCGACGCGACCGTCGTAGCGTCCACATCGACATCGGTCACACCCCGCGTCACCATCACGTTCTAGGAGTCTCACATGGCCATCACATCACTCAGCGATCTCTCGGCAGCCGTGGCGGCTCAGGTCCAGTACAGTATCTCGAAGGCGTCGATCTCGAATGCGCTGGCCGGCGGCATGACCTCGCTGTTTCGCGCAACCGGTCAACCGACTCAGCCTTCGATCCCCGGTGCATGGGCGACCCCGGTGGACAGCGACACTGGTTACTTCACCTTCACGAATCCGACCAACCCGGTCGAGACGTACCTCACCGGCATCGGGCTCCAGATGGCGAATGCTGGGTCTTTCATGCTGTTCGACCGATGCGGGCACATGGGCGGGCTCAGCGGCACGAACACTGGCGCGCAGACGGTCAGCGGTTCGATCCCTGCGAGCCGTGGTTTGCTTTCAGACGGAAGCGACGCTCAGTGGTGGCTTGAGTGGTACACCGACACCGGTGCGACGGGCGTGAACGCCACCATCACCTACACGAATCAAAGCGACGTCGGATCTAGGACATGCGTCGTAGCGCTGGCCGCTACGATGCGAGCCGGGCGCATGCTCCCGATCCTACCCACCACGGCCGGCGACGTCATCAAGTCCATTCAGTCCGTCACGCTCTCCGCAACGACCGGCACTGCTGGCAGCTTCGGAGTCACGCTCACTCGCCAGATCGCGAATGTTCCGACGGCGGTGACGAACCAGATCAGCCGACTCGGACCGCTCGACCTTGGGTTCCCACGAATCTACAACGACGCCGCGCTCTTCGGTGCGGTACTCTGTTCCACAACGTCCACCGGACTTGTTCAGGGGTTCCTACGTCTTGGCCAGAAGTAATCGATGTCTCAATCTCGCGCCGTTACCAAAAGTCTCACGGCACGATTCGCTGACAGCATAAACGGTACGTCGGCGGTCGTTGCTGCGGTCGACTATTGGCCAGCAGACGACGCGCCTCAGCTTCACGCCATCGTGGCTCCCTCAGCGGGCTGGGTCACTCCGAATGCTGGGCAGATTCTAGCAGGTCTCAACGGTAGCGGATCTCCGGCAGTCACTTGGAGCGGTAACACCGAGGCGCCGACGGTCACCACGACTCCGTTCACATGGCCGATCGATGCGACCGGCCTAACGCCTGCGACCAACTATCGAATCGCTCAGGTGTGGTACGACGGAGCTCAGTTCTCCAACGTGGTGGAGTCCTCGGACTTCACGACTGTCGTCACGGTCTCGCTGAATGGTTCAACGAGCGAAGAACGTACTCTCGGTCCGACCGTGGCCGTGGTGGTGGAGACGACGCTCGGCAACGTCGCGTCGGAGGAGCGCACCATCGGTCCAACGGTAGCGATCGCGCTTGCGACTGTCCTCAACGGCGTCGCGACCGAAGAACGCACCATCGGACCTTCCTACTCGATCGCACTCGGGACTACCCTCAACGGCATCGCGTCGGAAGAGCGCGTCGTTGGTCCGTCCTTCCAGCAGGTCATCTCAGTAACGCTGGGCGCGCTGAACAGCGAAGAGCTCGCGGTTGGTCCTTCCTTTCAACAGGCCGTCAGCACAACACTTGGCGGCGTCGCGTCGGAAGAGCGGACGACCGGACCTTCAGTCCAGCAGGCCATCGCTACCGCCCTCGGACCTGTAGCGGCTGAGGAACGAATCGCCCCCATTGGGGTGGCGACTGGTGCTGTCACGACCAGTCTCGCGCCCATCGCGTCCGAAGAACGGGCGGTCGGTCCTTCATTCGTTCAGGCGCTAGCAGTGAACCTCGCGGGCCTGTCGTCTGAAGAACGGGCGATCGGGGTCGCTGTCGAGCAGGTGTTGGGGGTTCTGCTCGCCCCTGTAGCGTCCGAGGAGCGCTCCTCGGGGGTTTCGGTGTCCGTCGTTGAGTCGCTAAGCCTCGGGGCGGTTCCGGCGGAGGAACGCACCATCGGGCCGTCCGTCGCACTCGGGCCAACCCAGATCCTATTGAGCGGGGTGGTGTCTGAAGAACGGGCCGCTGGGGTCGCCGTCGAGCCTGGGGTCGTGACCGTGACCCCCACACGAATCGCGTCCGAGGAACGCACCATCGGGCCGTCCGTGATCGCTACGTTCTCCCTCACACTTGGACCGCTAGCGTCTGAAGAACGGGCCGCCGGGGTTTCAGTCGCTCCGACTCCTGTGGTGCTGTCCTTGGCGCAAGTAGCGTCCGAGGAACGAGTCGTCGGAGGTTCGGTGGCCACCGGCCCGGTCACGATCTCACTGACTTCGTCCCCGTCCGAGGAACGCGCTGCAGGACTTCAGGTCACCGCGTCGCTCGGCGTTCTGCTGGCCGGTGCGGCGAGTGAGGAACGTGTCGCAGGGATTCAGGTCACCACGGCTCCGGTCGCGGTGGCGCTGCTAGGTGTGAAGTCCGAGGAGCGCGTGAACGCACTCGAGGACGTTTACATCGCAATCTCCCTGAACGGGGTCGCGTCGTCCGAGGCCGTCTCACCGATCTCGCTCACACCTGGTGACCAATCCATCGCACTCGCGTTCTCGCCGTCCGAAGAGCACATCGGCGGAATCGCGGTGTACCTCGTCGTCAAGAACGTCCCGCTTCCAGACGATCATCGCGTCGCGATCTCGCTACGTCGCATCGGAATTGTTGAGCTGAGTTCTGACTCCGCTCCTGGTATCGTTCAGGTGGTAGCTCGCAAGCGACCGGGGGTATGCACTCTCGATGGAGGCTCGATGATCACGATTTACGAAAAGACCGACCGAAAGCTCCGACTCGTGTTCACGACATCCAGTGGCGCACCGCTCGACGTGTCGAACTGGGTGATCTCGTTCGAATGGTTCGAACCCGAAGGGTCATTCAAGGTTACGAAGAGCACCGCTCCAGGCGGCGGCATCGAGCTCGTCGAAGGAACGTCGAACGTCGCGCTGGTCAGTATCACGTCGCAGGATACGAACGTCCGACGCTACGTCGACGCGCGTTACCGGGTACGAGTGACGAACCTAGAAGGTGAGAGCGATGTGTGGGCGTGGGGATCGCTTCCGATTGAATACACCGGGTCGTGACTGATACGCTCCCACCATGTCGAGTCTGCCGCCATGGAAGAACCCAGGAATCTCGCTCGGGATGCGATGCGTCCTGCTAGCGAAGGATGAGATGACGAAGGGCGTCGCGTCCCTCCAACCCTCTCCGGGGCCGAACACATCTCCGAGGATCGCGGAATACTTCGCCGGATGCGTTCGCGACCTGAACGGCGATGGCCGCATTGGCCCGACCGAGTTCCTCCGCATCAAGGAAGGAAACTGGTGTGCCGCATTCGTGTCGTGGTGCCTCGAGCAGTGCATTCTCGAGGGCGAGGTTCGGCCCCACTACTATCGAGCCGGCGTCGTAGAGCTCGTGTCCGATGCGAAGGCGAAGGGCCTTTGGCATTCGTATTCCGAGGTCCTTCAGCATAAGTGGGAGCCGAGAACAGGCGACCTCGCGATCTGGGATCGGAGCACGCCGGGCAAGCCCGAGACGGCGTGGTTCCGACACGTCAACCGTGTCGTCGGATGGGGCGGCCTCGATGAGAATGCGCTCACTCCTCGCCTCACGACGATCGGTGGTAACGAGTCGCGAATGATCCGCCTCGTCGATCAGCCCCCGAAGAAACTCGTCGCCACCAAGCTGTTAGGGTTCATCACCTATCGCCAGACGGCTGAACCGCAGAACCGCGAACACGACTTGGAGCTCGTCCGCGAGTTTCAAACTGCCATGAAGGAAGCGCCATGAGCGACGACGATCGGGGTCAAGGACTTCACAGGTTGCTGAGCGCGACTGAGGCACGCCTCAGCGCCGTCGAAGATCTGCTCGAGGACACCCTCGAAGTGGTGACGTCGATGGATGGTACGGTGGCTGGTATCGCGACGGACATCGACTCCATCAAGCGCCACATGGCTAACATCGATCGGAACTTTCAAACCCTCATCGGTCCCTTCATGGACGAGATCCGCGAGCGCAACCAAGAGTCCGATCGGCGGATCTACAACATCGAGCAGCGACTCGCGCTGGCCACTCCCACATGAAATCTCACCCTCCGAAGACTCCTCGCCTGAGCGATGAAGAGCGGTTGGCCATTCGTGATGACCTTCGTCGTCAGTCTCGTCGCGAGCTCGCGAACCTAGATTCGAGCGATCACGATTGGGAGACTCCCACTCAGCCCGGAATTGTGATTCACTTGCATCAGGAGAAAACAGTGGAGAAGGCACCCGACAGCTCAAAGACTCGGAAGGCTGCCAACGAGGTCACCCAAGTCGTGGACTCGTTCGGTGGGTTCCTGAAGCTCATCCCAGTGACCGGTCGCGTCGTTGTCGCGCTCGCGATCATCGGGCTGTTCGGCTACGTCGCCCACCTGGTGATTCCGCTGGTGTTCAAGTGAAGCGGCCCTCGATCGAGCAGGTGTTCGTCGATTGTGAGATTGAGCTCGACGGTTCGTCGGCTCGACTCACACCTCGAATCGTGATTCGATATTGCGACCCAAATGAAGCGCCTCCTCGGGTATGTGCCGGACGATCAAGACCTTCGCGACCTGCGATTAGGTAGCAGCTCGCTCGCGTTCGGAGTGAGCTCCGTTCCTTCGGCCTACCTCGATATGGCGCACAAGTTCGGCCATCGGCTGTTCGTCCAGTCGGCTCAAAGCTGCGTCGGGTTCTCGATCGCTGAGGCGCTCGTGGCTCGGTGGGCGACTCAAGGCGTGTGGCCGGCGAGCGGTCAATCGCCGATCGCTTTGCAGTTACCGAGCCCGCGGTTTATCTGGTTCAATTCTCGAATCCTTCACCGCGCCGAGCGTCGCAACGTGGGCACCTATATCCGAGGAGCGCTGAAACAGCTCGAGCGCCTCGGCCACTGTCCCGAGGCCGAATGCGAAAGTCTGGACGGCGCAGACTCGTTCTATGCAGGAGAACGTCCGAGTCAGAACGCCTACCGAGTCGCCAACGATCGCAAGCTGAAGGGGTTCCAATATTACCGAGTCGACCCTCGTAACGAGTACGAGTGGAAGGTCGCGCTCGCGAACGACGACCCCATCGTGTTCGGCATGCCGGTGACCGATCGGTATTGCATGCTCAAGGCTCACCAATATTACACCGAAGATCCGAACACGACGGTCATCGGCGGCCATGCCCAATGCGCTCTCGGTTACGACGAGCACGGAGTGATCGGTCCCGGTACCTGGGGTTCCGGTTTCGGAAACGCGGGCTGGTGGAGTCTGTCGTGGGAGCAGGTCACTCGGACTTCGGTGGACGTGTGGGCCTTGCGTGTTCCCGGCTACTATCACTAGCCGATCGCTGATACAGTCGAGCCCCATGAGGTTCGCCTTCGTCTTCGCATTCGTGGTCTCGTGTTCTCCGGCTGCCCGACCGCCGGAGTCCGATTCGGTGTGCTCGAAGTATCGGAGCCTCAACTGTCCAGGCGGCGACCCGACACCTGCCGGGACGCCATGTGAGCAGGTGATCGAGGATATGGCTGCCGCCGGTGTTCCGCTTCCGGATCCGGCGTGCTACCGAATCGCGACCACCTGTTCTCAGATCGATCAGTGCGCCAACTAAAGGAACCCCACCCACCATGCAGCCTTCCCACCTTCAATACCCCCACCAAGTAGTCGTGTTCGATCCTCGCGGAACCATCCTTCCGGGGACCGTGATCGAGAACACGACCGCGATGAAGATTGCGAGCCGCGGCGTCGTCACGCTCCCCGTTGACCAGAGCAAGATGTTCCGAGGAGCGTTCGGTTCCTTTGCTCATCGTTTCTACGGGACCGGCCTCCTTTACGCCGGCATGCGAGCCACGCGGGCTTGTGCGCTTCGAGTGTCGGTCGATGCGCTCGTCGAGAGTCGGATCTATTGGGTCGCTCGCATTGTTCCGTCGAATCCTGCGAAGCCGGTATCGGGTTCGTTCAAGTTCGCGGCCGACACGTCGCAACCTGGAATCTCGTCGGGGCTGTCCAACCTTGAGTCGAACGCGTCGGAGATCGTGTCGCGCCAAGTCGACGAGCACGGCGGAGTCACGCTGGTCGGGCTGTCGAGTATTCAGCCGAGCGTCGAAGGCGAGCTCGGTACGGTCCTCCACGGCATCGCGGAGAACTCGCTCGTGGTCATGCATGCCGCCAGCGTCCTTCGAGGTGCTAAGTGAAGGTCGCGACCAGGCTTGCCGACTTCCTGCGCGGTCTAAGTGCGGTCGCGTTTCAGGTGTCGGAGCTCGCAAGCGTAGCGGCGGAGATCATCAGCCCGGACGACCTGAAGGTCTCGGACGCTGAAGGTCAGCCCGCCGACGAGGACAGCGCGACTGGCGATCCGTTCGCATTTGTTGGCATCACTCCCGAGGGTGTCGATATGCTCGTGAAGCCCGAGAAGGAACGACCATCGAGGCCTCAACCGGAACCGTTCATCGGTAGCATCGATGAACGAATGCAAAGAGGTCGATCGGGTGTAAGCTGAGGTCGCGATGTCGTTGCTCTCCCTCTTCAGGTCACAAGCCACGGTCGAGTCCGATGGTCCGAACGCGCAGGCGTACTCGTCCTTCGGACTCGACAACACCACGACCGGGCCGTCCTTCGGGGTCGACACTCTCATGAGGTCGCCTCGGTCGATGACGCTGAACTTCCGAGACTCATACTTCACCGCGCGCAACCACGACGGCAAGGCATGGAACTGGGACGGCAACGTCATCACGCCAGCTCACCACCCGACTCAGCCGCTGATCGGTTCGTCCGAATCCGCCACGTTCATACCGATGAACCAGCGGCGCCCTTCGACGCCGACTCGTATCAGTCGCGTGATCGTGAACGCGTTCACCGGAATGCTGTTCGGCGATAAGCGGTTTCCGTCCATCACGAGCAGCGATCCCGACACCCAAGATTTCGCGCGCGAGATCGTTCGAATCACCAAGCTGGAAAGCCAGATGATTCGCGCTCGGAAGATCGGAGGGTCGAACGGAACTGTGGTCCTCTCGTGGTGGTTCGATTCGGGGCGACCGCGTGTTCGCGTCCACACTCCTCGGTTCGTTCACGTAATGCAGTGGGCAGACCCCGACGACCTAGAAGTCGGTCACGCGATCGAGGTCTACAAGTTCACGCGACTGGAGCTCAACTCGAAGTCGAAGAGAGTCGAGCCCGTCGAATACTGGCAGCGACGCGACTGGACCACAGTCGCCGACGTCGTATTCGTTCCGAAGCGATGCATCGAGGAGAACCCGACGCCGTGGGTGATCGATGAGGATCGGAGCGTCCGCCACAATAGCGGATTCGCTCACATCGTCTGGATCCAGAACATGCCCGACGAGGACACCTTCTCAGTCGATGGCCAGACCGACTACGCCGAGCTCTACGAGCAGATGGACGAACACGACGTGATGAACTCGGCGTACATCTCAGGCGTGAAGCAGAACGTCGATCCGACGCTCGTGCTCGGTCTCGATAAGCAAGAGCTCGGCGATGCCGAAGTTCGAAAGGGATCGAAACACGCGCTCGCAGTCGGACAAGGCGGAACGGCGAGTTACCTCACACTTCCGTCCGACATGGTGACGTCGGGCTCGACCGCGGTGAAGGATATCAGGTCGCAGATCCTCGAGGCCGCCGAGTGCGTGATTCCCGACCCCGACAAGATCGCTGCCGCAGGAACGAGCGGCTTCGCACTGAAGATGATCTACGCTCCGATGTTGTCGAAGGTGGACGTTCTCCGACAGCAATACGGCGATGGCATCCAGCGACTGGTGAACCAGATGGTCATCACAGCTCGCGAGCACGTCCGCGATCCGAGCGCGAACACGATCGAACAACAGTTCGTCCACGAGCCAGTCATCGACGAGAGTGGCAACGAGGTGGTCGATCCCGACACCGGCGACGTCCAACTCGAGCCCGTCGATTACCGCCTCGAACTTCGACCTCGGATCGTGAAGACTGAAACGCTCGACGAGGATGGTAACCCGACTGGCGAGTTTTCGATGATCGAGGAACCGCGCCATCCTGGTAACGGGGAGATCGAAGTCGAGTGGCCAGAATACTTCCGGCAAACCGACACCGATCGCCAAGCGAAGGTTTCCGCGATCACGATGGCGGTCGCTGGAAAGGTGTTGTCGCAAAAGACCGCAGTCGAAAAGATGTCACTCGACTACGACGTCGACCCTGCCGAAGAGTACGCTCGCGTTCGAGAGGAACAGGCGCAGGCGGCAGCCGCCGCCGCCGCTGCTCAGTCCGGCATGTTCCCAAGCATCGGCGGCGTGGTTCCCGACGATGTGCCAACCGAACCCATCACGACGGACGCACCGAGCGAAGAAGTCGAAGCCGTCACAGCGCCTGCCGACGATCCTGGCGTGGTCGAAACTCCTGCCGGTATCCCGGTCGAACTCGCACCGACCACCATCTCGAAACTCATCACCGCGAACGAGGCTCGAAAGCTCCTCGGTCAAGGTCCGGCGCTCCTACCAGATGGCTCACTAGATCCCGCGGGCAACCTACCGATCGACTCCTATGCCGAAGTCCTCACACTTCGAAACCAGCCACCGCCTTCGCCGCAGACGCCGCCGACGCCAACGGAGTAACCCCGAATGGCCTGGACTTGGGTTCGACGTGCTGACGGGTACGCGTTAGTTCCTGAAGACTCGCCAGGTGCCACGCCGGTCGCCGTCCTCGCGAAGGAAGGTGGCCGGTGGGTGCTCGCGAGCAAGGCTGGCGAGGTTCCGCTTCCGAAGCGTCCCACGTTCGACGACGCCGAGCGCATTCTCGCTAGTCAGGGCGTCGTTCCGTCCGCCGCCCCTCCCAAACCCGCTACGCCGCGTCCTGCCGCGCCCCTGAAAGATCCGAAGCCGAAACCCGCCCCCCAGCCTAAACCGAAGGCAGCGCCGCAGGCAGCAGGCGGGAAACCGCCGGCCCCGTTCAAGGAGAACGAACGGACTCGCCTGAAGCGTCCGAACGCCGGGAGCTTCATGGGGAACCCCGCCTCGACCCTTCGACAGTCGCGGGAACAGGCGGTCGACCTCGCAAGTCGAAAAGGGGTCGGCGAACTTCGGAAGCAGTTGGAACGGTCACACGCCGAACTGACCAAACGCCTGAACGCCGCACTCACAAGCGGACCAGGCGAGGACTCGTTCACCGCTGTTCAGTTACGAACAACCCTCGAGCAGGTGAAGGCCGTCCTTCACGACCTAACGCCCGAGCTCTCGAACGTCGTGATTCAGAATGGACAGCTCGCGAGCACCGCCGCCGCCGAGGACGCGATCCGGTACATCAAACAAGCCGAGCACCAGTATCGAGGAGTCGCTCGCCCGATCGCTTTCAAACAAGCCGAGGCGCTCGATCGCGCGCTGAAGGGCACCGAGTCGTCGCTGCTCAATCGCCTTCAGGGTGACGAGAAGGCAGGCCCCGGCATCCTCGCGCGTTACGGAGACGCCGTGATCCAACGCTTCGAGGACCGCCTCCAACAGCGAATGATCCAGGGCAAGACCATCGCGGAAGTCCGCGACGAGATCACGTCCGACAGCGAGTTCCTACAGGGTGCCCCCGCTAGCTGGGCCGAACGCATCGTCAGAACCGAAGTCATGGGCGCTCACAATCGAGCGAACTTCGAAGTCATCCAGTCGGTCGATCAGCAAACCGGCGGTGGCATGCTGAAGATCCTTTGCGCGACCTTCGACTCGCGAACAGGTGCCGACTCCTATGCAGTCCACGGCCAGATCCGGCGGTCAAACGAACCGTTCCAAGATTGGAAGCACCAGTACATGACGCCGCCGAACCGTCCGAACGATCGCGAGATCGTCGTGGCACACTTCATCGAGTGGCCGATTCCTCCAGAGCTCGCGCCGAAAAGCGACGCCGAAGTCGCTGCTCGATGGATCGAGCTCGGTAATAAACGGTCGCTACCATCGCGACCGCTGATGAGCACCGTTCCGCTCGACCAGATCGGGAAGCGAAAGGAACAGCGCTCGAAGGACGAATCGAGCACCGAGGAAGGATTGACTCCGACGGTCAGCGGGTGAAAGATGAACCTATGGCAATCGACGCGAAACCCTTCCGACTGTTAGACACTCCCGGACTCGTCGGCAGCGCCGGACCTCAAGAGTTCGGCCAAACGGGTTCGCGTCAGCAACGGACGCCCGAAGGTGCGACGCCGACCATCAGCGCTTGGAAGCCCGGCATTCATCAGAACGCCGCCGAGATCGCCAAGCAGCGCATTCCGTTTGAACCGATTCCTAAGAAACCCCTACCGATGAAGTGAGGAGAACGAACATGGCCAGCAATCTCATTCAGAACCCGCGCGGGTCTTTTGGCGGCAGCGCCGGACCTGATTTGACCAAGGACTCTGGCGGACGGACTCCCGTTCCGATGCAGAAAACCGGCGAGGCTGAGGACCTCGACATGCGAACCGCCGCACCGGGCGGTCGCATTCTGCTCGCCGACGCGACTCCGCTTCCTGGCAAGGACATCGGAGTGGGCTCGATCGGCGACGGTCGGAAGCCGTTCAAGCTCAGCGGCGCGTGACCTAACAAGTCGCGACCGAATGGAAAGTCGACTTTCCATTATGAAAGAGGGAGATGGGTTTCGACTCGTCTCCCCTTCCAGTTTTGTCCGACCGGGTGTAGTTGATACGTCATGGGAACGCTGAAGGTGTCGGGAAACATCGAGGGCTCAAACTCCGGGAGCGGGGTCGGGTACAGTCGCTTCGACACTGACCTCAACTATGCGAGCGCGTTCGCCGCGGGTACAGGTTTGGTCGAGCGCACCTATGCGTCGCCGAATGCATTCGTGTCGCTCGGCGCGATCGGGACTGGCGCCGAAGTCGAGAGCGCTGACTTCCTGTTCGTGAAGACCACCGACGCGTTCACGCTCGAGATCACCTACGACGATGGCGTCGGCGGAAACGTGGTGGTCGTTCAACCCATGAACCGCGTTCTCATGATCACCACGCCCGAAACTCGCCGCATCAAGTTGGTGCGAGTGAAAGGAACGGGAACCCTCACCTACTTCGCGTCGAAGATTGCGGAGTAATTAGCCCGAGACAGCGGACAGGTGGCAATGGTGCCGAACGTCCGAAAACGAAGGGCGCGCAAACCACATCAGGAGCTAACACATGGCAAACACTCTCAAGGACGTTCTCAACCGTGCAAACCCCAACACGCTCGCTGATGCAGCGCGCGCTGGTAAACTCGGTTCGATGCTCGGACTCCTCGCCGCTTTCAAGAAGGGCGCCGTCTCGAGCAACATCATGACCCTCGCAGAAGGTCAGAAGGCCCTCGTCGGCCTCATCGCTTACGTGACCGCCGGTTCGGTCACCGGTGTCATGACCTTCGTTCCCGGCACTCCCGCGACGACTCAGTTCACGGTGAACAAGGATGGAAACATCCAGTTCTTCGCGACCGATGCCGTCACGGCTGCTGAGGTGTCCTACATTCCGATGGAAGGCGACATCATTGAAGAGGACGCGCTCGTCGTGTCCAACACCTTCACGCCTGCAGGCGGTCGCACTGCTCGCCTCATCCTCAGCGCGACGGCGACCGCAGGAGCCTCCACCGGTGCGAAGACCACGGCAGCTCGCGCCGCCGCACCTTCGGCTGGTCAGGTCGCAGTTACGGCGGCTGGTCTGATCGCGTTCAACGGCACCGATGCAGTCACGCGAGCGACCGTTCGTTTCATCGCCGCACCGAAGGTCTCGGTGACCGATTCGCTGGTTGCTACCAGCGACCTCACGTGATTAAACTCGCAGCGTGAGACGCCCTGTTGGCATCTAGTGACCCTTCGGGCTCGGAAGGTCACTCGGGGGTCACCAGGGCGTTTCCTTTTCCACCACCCCATCGAAAGGCAATCAAACCACCATGCCAGATCTAGTCGACGCCAATTCGCCAGAAGGACAGGCTCTCCTCGAAGCCGCAACGCCGCCGCAACCGACACCGCCTACGGCGACACCGCCTGCGACACCGAAACCCGATGCGGTAGTCGGAGCAGGTGGACAGGTACTGGAAGGCGAATCGCTGAAGGACCGACTAGATCGAGAACGCGCTGCAGAGCGTAAGCGAGCTCTCATTGAAGCGTATGGGACTGATGACCCCGCCAAGATCGCAGAGATCAAGGAAGCTGCGAAAAAGCGCGACGAAGAGAATGCGAAGTTCAAGCGACTCGAAGAAGCGCGGCAGCGCGCCCGGCTGACCGCCAGTCAGCGCGCCGAGGCCGACAACCGTGCGAAGGACGCGCGCATCAAAGAGCTCGAGGAGCAGATCATCCGCCAGAAACGCGAAGGCGTTGCGATGAAGCAGGACTCGATCATCAACGAGACTGTCGGTCGCTACGTTCGACCGGAGCGTCTGAAATACGTCCGTCGCGACTTCGCAGACCACATCAAGTCGCTACCGGACGACAAGCGCCGCGCGTTTAGCCCGAAGGACCTCGACAAGTGGGTCAAGAAGTTCGTCGAGGAAAACCCCGACTTCGGAATCGCCAGTACCGCACCAGCTCCGAAAGAACCCGCAGCCCCTCCGGCTCCGGAGAAAAAGGAAGCCGCTCCGACTCCTCCTCCGAGGACGAAACCGATCACGACTGCCAAGCCGCCGAGTCCTCGTTCGAACACCGGCCCCTCAGATCCAGATCCGCTCGCAGGGAAAACCCCGCGCCCCGGACTCCCGAACTCGATGAACGCGAAGGAGCTCAAGCTGTTCAAACAGCGCCAAGGCATCCTGTAAGACACCCCCTAACACATCGCGACCGGCATCCTTTGAGATGCCGGTTTCGTTTTGTGTGTTGACTCGCGGTCAGAAGGCGAGCACTTTCACAGTCAGAAGTTTCGATCCGGAAGTCATTCCCGACCGAACCTCTCAGGAGTGTTCCCAACACCGCCATCGCCTGGCTGGACAAACAATAGGCGCACGGGAAACGATCGAGCAGGATGGGGGAGTGATGGAACGGAATCACCGTTCAATCACAAGGAGCACATCATCATGGGTCTCGTAGTCGGTATTCCTCCCGCAGTTTTGAATCTCGTCCAGCAGGGTCTTTTGGAGCGCGCGTTCCACGACGGTCTGTATCCGGCACTCCTGTATCGCGCCGAGGCGCAATACGAAGAGTGGGCCGCGAACACCGGAACCGAGATCTTCATGACTCGCCCTGGTCTGCTTCCCGCGATCACCAAGCCGCTCGCGGCTGGTACAGATCCGACGCCGCAGGCCGTCGCATACGAGCAGTGGGGTGCTCGCCTCGAGCGCTTCGCAGGCACGATCGACACTCACACGCCGACCAGCGCCGTCTCGAACGCCGACCAGTTCCTTCGGAACATCCAACAGCTCGGCCTCCAGGCTGGTATGTCGCTCAACCGCATTCCGCGAAACGCGATGTTCCAGGCGTACCTCAGTGGACAGACCGTGCTCATCACCGCAGCTAGCAGCGGTCAGAACGCGCTCCGAGTCGCGAGCCTCAACGGCTTCACCGACGTCGTGACCAAGGGTACGAACGTCCGACCGGCGACCGTGTCGAACTCGTCTCCGCTGACGATCACGATCGACCCGGAGACGCTCAACATCACCGCGCAGGTGGTTGGCTTCGACCCCGATGATCCGGAAGACCTTCTCGGACCAGGAACCCTGTTCCTTTCCGCGAACCTCGCCAGCAACGTCGCGGTCCGTAAGAGCGTCGTCTCCTCAGCAGCTCCGAAGGTCATTCGCGCCGGCGGTGGTTCTTCGGTGGACTTCATCGCGACGTCCGACACGTTCGTCATTCAGAACGTGGTCGATGCGGTGAACTACCTCCGCAAGAACAACGTCCAGCCCCACGAGGACGGTTGGTACCACGCTCACATCAACGCAGACGGAAACAGCCAGGTCTTCCTCGACACGGCGTTCCGCCAACTGAACCAGACCCAGATCGACCTTCCCTACTATCAGGAAGCGTTCATCGGGACCGGCGGCGGCGCGGCGTTCTTCCTCAACAACGAGTCGCCCGAGGACTCGAATGCCGGCGCGCTCACCTCGACCGGCACCAATGCCAAGTACGCCAGCGACATCGGCGCTGAGGTTGTGAACGAGACCAACGTCCGCATCGGACGCATTCTCATCACAGGTCGCGGCGCTATGTACGAAAAAGGTCTCGACGAGACCTCGTATATCACCGAGGCAGGCGTGACCGGTAAGATCGGCGAGTTCCAGGTCGTGAACGCAGGAATCGAAGTGGCGACCGAGCGCGTCCGCCTCATCCTCCGCGCACCGATCAACCGCCTCATGGACCAGGTGGCCGCGACGTGGTCGATCACGACCTCGTTCCCGATCCCCTCGGACGTGACGAGCGGCGGACCTCAGCGCTACAAGCGCGCGGTCATCATCGAGCACGCCCTCAACTGATTAGCGGTTTGAGGTCGAATCGGAAGGGCGTTGTCTCCCGGCTTGTGGAGATCGCGCCCTTTCGCGTATTGTGAATCACAACCCACCCACCAAGGAGCATCGAATGGCACGCAAGTCACCCGACGAATCTCAAGAAAAGATCGAGACCATCAACCACGCACCCGTTGAGAGCATCCCCGATCAGGGAATGACGAGGGCCGCGCAGATCACGCCGGTTTACGAAAAGGGCTCGGCAGTCGCCGAACCGTCCGACGTGAAGACCAAGCACAAGGTCTATCGCGTCCTCGCGGACAAGAACATCTCGAGCAACGGAGCCCGCGCACTCCTTCGCGCTGGCAAAGAGTTCGACGATCGGACCTACAATCCCATCAGCCTTATGCGCCAGGGCGTGAAGCTGGAAGAGATCGGCGAGATCGAAGTCTGATTGGTCGCTAACGATTCAGGAGGTTCCACATGGCGGCGTCGCTGCTCACCGAAGACGAGAAGGTTCGTATCAGGCACCACCTCGGGTACTTGAACGTCCAACAGGTCCAGACCTTCGTGCTCGGCACACCGTCCAGTGTGGAAACTCAGTTCATCATCGAAGGCGCTTTCGAGTACGTGATGCCGTCGGCGCTCGGACTCATTCGCGAGAAGTTAGCCCTCTGTGATGAGATCGAAAAGAAGATGGCATGCGCGCTCGACAACCTCGATGCGAACGCCGTCGGGAACATCCAACTCAACAACCAAGGCGAGGACAACCAACAGGAACAGCTCCAGAAAGCCTACGAGTGGCACCGTAGCGCCATGGCCAATCTGTTAGGAGTCCAAGCCAATCCATTCGACAAGCGACTCGGCGTTTACCGCGGTCGCCGTGGAATCAACATCGGAGTCCGTTCATGACCAAACTCGAAAAGTTACTACTCGGCCTCGTGTTCAGCATTGCAACGATCTCATGCGCGTTCCTCAAGCCTGCTGTGAAAAGCGCGAATGAGGCGGCGAAGATCGCTTGCGAGTCCATGCTCGGCGCCGAGGCCGAAGCGCAAGGCATGTCAGTCGAAGAGTTCTGTGCGATCCGCGAAGTCATCGACCCGTTCATCGACCAGCTCGGCGCTGCTAAGAATCAGGCCGCCGGAGTTTCACTCCCTCCCAAAAAGTAACGGGCACGGAATCCCCACCGCGACCCTTGCAACCTACCGGTCACCCCGCCGGTAGGTTGTTTTCTTTTGTGGAGTCGTTTCGGAGTATGCTCGGAGCATGTCGAAGACCGTACCGACTCCGATCGAAGCGAAGGCCAGTCTCGTTCAGCGATTGTCGCGCGTCGCTGATCGAGTCCGCGCGAACATTCCCGCCAAGTTCGGAGCTCGTCCCAAGAAGGCGTTCCTCGTGTGGACTCACTGGACTGGTGAGGAGCGCGGTGAAGGCGTCGAGTTCGTGTTCGCGCGCGTCGAGGTGCTACCGATCCCCGTCGTGAGCGACCTCACCTCGATCAGCCGCCGGTCGTATTCGATCGGACAGTTTCCCGAGGGCTCGATACGCGTCAGCGAGATCTCGTTCGGGAAGTGGACGTATGACATGCTGACCGGCCTTCGCATTCCGACCGAAGCCGTTCGCATGCGCTGTGGGTCGTGCTGTTCACCCGTGAAGCCGCTCGCGAGCTCGCCCGTGAACCCAGCGGGTCCGTGCTTCTCTGAGATGAAGATTCGAGACGACATCGACTTCTGGTGGGAGATCGTCGAAGACGGTCGCGGTGACGAGCCTCCGCTGAGGACTCGCTATCGCGTCCTCGGAGCACCGGATCGCGACATCGACGGAATGCAGTGGGTCATCAACCTCGAGGCGGCATCCGAATCCCTAAGCCGTCTCGGTGCTCCGCAGATCGGCAACGACGCCGACACTCAGCAATCGCCGACCCCTCAAACTGAAATCGAGGAGGACGAGTTTTGACCGTCGTCGACTTAGAGGAAGCGCCGTCGTGGATTGACCGCCTGAGTCCACGGATTCAGAAGGCAGCGCTCGACGGTCTGTACCTAGCAGGACTTCGAGGCGTCGGCGTGATCGTGTCCAGCATCATCCCGTCTCGAAGTCCTCAACCAGTCGATCGCGGAATCTATCGGGCCGGATGGGGGGCCGCATCGGTGCGACGCGTCGGTAACAAGTCGGTCGAGTTGACCAACTCAGAACCTCACGCGGTGTTCATCGAGGAAGGTGTTCGAGCTCAGAACGTGAAGATCGGACGAAAGATGATCCAGGCGCTCAGTGAGTGGGCGCTGCGAAAAGGAATCGCGGAGAACCAGAAGGAGGCCGTCTCGATTGCGTGGGGTATCGCCAGGAATATGAAACGGCGAGGCATCTTCAATCGGAACGGCAAGGACGGGCTCGGCATCCTGAAGGAGCTCATCACGAGCGGACGAATGAAGCGAATCATCGACGAAGAACTGAAGGAAGCGATTTGGCGCGCCTTCGAGTAAAGTAGGTCGCATGGCTCTCACGATCATCGGTGGACCTCAAGCAGTTTGGCCGGACCGTCCCGCTCAAGCGCTACCGAGCTACGACGCGCGGAATGCCGCGCTCAAGCAGTTCAGGCGATTCCTGTCGACGCTGATGTTCCAACGATCGGGGCCCATCGCCGACGACACCGCCACATCGATCCCGTTCAGGGTACCGATCGAAAATATCCACATCTATCAGCCCGACGACATCAAGATGGCGAAGATGCCGGGATTCGGAATCGTGCCGTCGCTCGGCGTGACCGAAGCGTTCGGCCTCGGACCCAACGATCCCGAGGAGGATTCGTTCGACGTGTGGTCGCCGGGTACGGTCCTCGTGGTCACTGGTGACTACCAAGAGAACTTCACGCTCGAGGTGTGGGGATCGAAGCAGGCCGAGCGACGAGCTCTCGTCGCCGGAGTGAAGGCTGCCATGATGGTCAGCCAGGACTCGTCCGCGCTCCGACTACGCCTGACCGAGTATTACGACCGAGCCGCCTCGTTCCAGATCCTCGACACCATCTACGTTGATGGCGACGAAGTAGCTAGAAACCGCCGCCGCGCGCTGATCACCATTCAGCTCCAGGTCTCAGAAGTCGCGCTCATCAACGCGAATCGTCTCCGACCGTCCTTCGACCTGTGCGTCTCGGACCCTTCTACACTTGCCCCAGGTACCTGCGACCCGATAGACTCCGGATGCGCCTGTAGCTGTTGACGAGCCCTCGACAGTTCCTCGCGAGTTCAATGGGTGAGCTGGTTCGGAATTTTTGGAACCACCCCGCTCGAAGACTTGAAGGAGCATGAACCGTGGGCTTCATTCGTCGCTACAATTCCGATCCGGGCTTGGCTGAGATTCGCGCCATCGAAGGAACCGTCATCATCGATCGCGAGCCTCCGGCAGTGATCACCGGCATTCAGACCGGCCACGCCGTGATGGTCGCCGAGTTCGAAGATGGTCCGTTCAACACACCGACCGCTCTCCTGAGTGGGGACGACCTCACGAACCTCTTCGGAGGGTTCGGGTTCACCTACAACGGCGTGACGGCGAACAACCCTTGCGCGCGTTCTCGTAAGGCAGACGGGTCGCTCGTCAGCGAGTATTGGAACGGGAACGGATTCATCTCGCTAGTGAACAAGCGTTTCGGATCGCTGTCGGTCGTTCGTGCTGACACGAGCGTCGGATCGGTTCGGTTCTCCCGTCAGGCGAGCGTTTCCAGCACGATCTCCGCGTTCTCGTTCGGCCTCACTTCCGGCCAGATCCTCAGCTTCGACATCGGCGCTGGTGCGGTCGACACGACGTTCACAGGCGTCGCCGCGAACGTGAACAGCGGCGCCGGGTCCTACCCCACCGCATTCGCAGGCGGTGAGAAGTTCACAGTCACGATCGACGAGGGTACTCCTCAGCAGATCGGCCCGGTCGTGATCACGTTCCAGGACGGCGACGAGTCTCAGGCTCAGTGCATCGCTCGAATCAACGAGTTCCTCGGCTACACTTGCGCGACGACCGTATCGGCTACGGTGATCAAGCTCACCGCACGCGTCGGTGGTACCAGCGGCAACGTGAAGATCGCAGCGGTCGACGCTGCCGTCGGAACCAAGCTCGGGTTCGTCGCAGGAACCACCGCCGGGACTGGTAACGTCGCAGACATCACCCAGGTGAAGGTCTCGGAGATTGCATCGCTCGTAGCCACCGCGTCTTCGAATGCTGTCCTGATCGCCATCGACGGGTCGGGCTACATGCGAGCCACGAACGCTTCGACGAGTCCCGGCGCCGCCATCACGGTCCACGCGAACACCACCGCGGCCAATCTCGGGTTCGTCGCAGGAACGACTGCGACGAATGCGGTCGGAACTGCTGGCGTCATTCCTGCAGGAACACGAGTACGAAACTCGGGCGGTGAGGAGTGGGTCACGATGCAGACCATCGCCGTCACGGCCGACAGCCCCGGCCCTTACGACGTGAAGGTCCGACCGGCTGACGACGACGGCACCACGCCGTCGGCCGCTACCGGAACGGTCAACGTCGTTCCTTACGCGATCGAGGTCGGTTCGTTCGGGGTGACGAACCTTCTACCGCTCTCAGCGGCGCTGTCCGAAGCCGCCATCGACGCGGCCTACGTCGCCGCTATCGCGAGCACGGAAGCGCGGAACGCGGTCACCAGGACCGCAGGACTCATCGTGTCCGCTCGCCAGTCGAACGCTGTTCGGTCGGCGCTCAAGGCGAACGCGATCAACGCGTCGAAGAACCTGTACGGCCGCATCGCTGTCATAAGGCCTCCGCTGAAGACCCTTCGGTCCGTGGCGAAGAGCACGACCTCGCAACCCGGCGTCGGCGCGTATCGTGATCGTCGCGTCGTTTACGCCTACCCCGGCGTCGAAACCTACGTTCCTCAGATCGCCGTTCGCGGTGTCGCAGGACTCGCAGGCTTCACCGACTCCGGCATGATCGATACTGGATTCGACACCTGGGTCGCCAGCGCGATCTCGCAGCTCGCACCGGAAGAAAACCCCGGCCAGCTCACCGAGTTCATGGCGCTCGCTACCGGCATCGAACGAGGGAACGCTGATGTTCAGAACCTCACCGAGCTCGATTACCGCGCCTTCAAGGCGTCCGGAATCGCCGCTCCGATTCTCGATGGGTCGATGTCGATCCAAAGCGGCATCACGACGGTGGATCCGCTCGTGAACCCGTCGCTGGTGAACATCGCACGTCAGAGGATGAGTGACTTCATCACCGACACCCTCGCGCAGCGGTACAAGAACTTCGAGAAGAAAACCAACACTCGCACACGACGAGCGAACCTCGTCGGCGAGACCGATGGCTATCTGAACGGACTCAAAGGGCAGCCGAACAGCGACAACCAGAGGATCGATGCCTACTCGATCGACGCGAAGAGCCCGAACACTCCCGACACGCTGGGCCTCGGAATCTTCCGGGTTCGCATTTGCGTTCGGACACTCTCGAGCCTCGACAACATCGTCCTCGACGCAACGATCGGCGAGACCGTTACGATCACCGACGTCACCACCTAACCCACGACCGCAGATTTAAGGAGAGACTCCAATGGCAGACCAAAGGCTAAAAGGCCAAGAAATCTCAATCCGAATCGTGGAAGATGGAGTGGTGGTCGATCAGATCGACAGCATTTCCACCTTCAATGACGAGGTGAAGCGCGAGCTCAAGGAGGCGGGATACCTCGGTGAGGTGACGAACCGCTTCGACGAGATCCTGAACGGCTACGGCGGATCGTACGAGTTCCACACTCGAGCCGCTGCTTGGATTCGTTTCGACCAGGCGATCAACGACCGCGCGACGCGAGTGCGTCCGAACCTCGTCATCAACGTGATTCGGACGGACCTGTACCCGAACGGCGACTCGATCATCTACACCTACCAGGACGTGTTCTTCGCATCGACCACTGGTTCGATCGGATCGCGCGGTGACTATGCGAAGGTCGCTCAGTCCTTCGGATGCTCTGAGCGTCCCATTCAGATAAATCAGCTCCCGTGAGGTTGAGCTGAAGGAACGACAGGCGAGAGTCGGAGTTGAGTTCTATCGATAGCGGTTGGGTGGGCCGATGCCTTCGTGAGCTTTCCCGACTCTCGCCTGGAGTGCTATACAAGGTGACCCACCATGGCCACCAAACGAAAACCCACCAAGCCGGTCCAGGCTACCGCTGAACAGCGCGCCGCGAACCAAGACCTTCCACAAGCCACCGCATTCGAAAGCGGCTCGCCATCGTGGATTCTCTTTCCGCCGAACCTCGTCATTCCGCCTCACAAACAGGTCATCTTCATGAGGTTCAGGTCGCAGTGGACCGACAACCCGAAGAAAGGCCACGTTCTGAACGATGAGAACGGCGACCCGATCATGCGCGCAGACGTGCCGACCGAACCTCAGCTTTGGCGTCAGGTCATCGCCTGGCCGCTCAACGTCGCCGACAAGCGCCTCGCATTGAAGCGGTCGCTCGGCGACGAGGACCGCGCGATGGACGAGCTCGCACTTCAGATGATTCGATCGATCGATGGCGTCGCGGTCGACTGGGGTATCGCCGGAGTCCAGGAACAGTTCTGGAACGAATGCGGCGAGAAGGTTCGACGACTCATTCGCGCCACCTATCATCGAACCCACAACCTCACCGCAGCGGAGTCGGTCGATTTTTTTACATCCTGCGTCGTGGTCAGAAGTGCCAATGGCTGAAGATCGACAGCTTCGGAGGGACTCTCGAACCCTCCGAAGTGAATCGGCGCCTTCAGTCGCTCGCACTTTTCGGAACGCACGACGCGGCCAACACCATCATCGATCTGCGATTGTTCTATGGGAAGTCAGCGTCGCCCGCTGAGATGCTCCTCGAGATGGACAAGATGCTGATCTACCTGTGCCGATACGGACGCCTCACCCCTGAGTATGTGGAGTCGCTCGACGTTGACCACCAGGCCCGACTCGTCGAGGTGACGGACGAATGGATCGCAGCGGAGAACGGAAACCGGAAAACGAAAGACTTCGCACATGACCCCGGCGCCGACTTCCGGTAGCGTCATGGTGTGACGACGCACGAGGTCAAAGCCAAGCTCACGTTCGACAGCGACGCCGACGAAACCTTGAAAGGTATCCGAGACGAGCTGTCGGCGATGAAGGACGACGTCGCGAAGGCTCGCGAGGGTTTCGGGCAATTCAGTCAAACGCTCGGAGCCCTCGTGGTTCACGATCTCCTGAAACCAGCAGTCTCAGGACTTCGAGACATGACGCTCGGGTCGATCGAGCTCGGCATCGCAGCGGACGACGCGAAGCAGAACATCGCCGGCATGATGGCTGGCATGTCGGGCAAGTCGTGGGGCGACGCTCGCGGCTCAGCGACACTCCTTCGCGACGAGTTCACGGACCTCTCGATCTCGGTCGGGCAGACTCGTGAGTCTATCGAACAGTCGCACCTCGCGCTTCGGACGTTCCTCGGTGGTAACGATCAGGCGTTCAACATCGCGAACCGCAACATCAAGAACCTCGCCAGCATCGCGAACGTGACCGGAATCGACCTTCGCGAGTTCGGCATGCAGTTCGGAAAGATGGCAGCCGGTTTCGTGTCGATGGAGTCTCCGATCTTCAATTTGCTGAAAACGACCGGAATCTTCAGCAACGACATCACGAAGATTAACCAGGAGTGGCAGAAACTCACCAGCGAGGAGCGCGTGAAGCGCCTCGAGGGTGCCGTCGCGAAGGTGGCTGGAAACCTGTCCGCCGCGACTCCTACCGTGACCGATCTTCTCACTTCGATGAAAGCGACCGGCACCGCCTTTATGGAGAGCTTCGGCGGTTCGTTCATCAAGGAAGTCATCGACGAACTGTCGGCACTGAGGACCACCATCAACGAAGGTGGCGAAGAGTTCGACGACTTTGCGAAGGCGATGGGGAAGGACTTCGGGAAGGAAGTCGCGAACATCATCAACGACCTCATCGAGGCGGCCGAATACTTCCGCGCGAACGGCGGCGAGATCGCGGACGACATTCGTGACGCGTTCAAGATGGCGAAGGACACCATCAAATTCCTCGTCGACAATGCCGGCCTCCTCACCGGCATCGCGGTCGGTATGAAGGGCGCGTCGATGCTGCCAGAAGGAACGCTCTCGAGCTTCGGCCGCGGCGCGATGGGGATGGAAGGCGCTGCCGGTATGGCCGGTCGCGCCG